GCCGACGGCAACGCCGAAGTCGACCGGCTCCGCGAAGAGGCCGCCCGGGCGATCTCACGCGGCGAAACGGCGGGCGACCTGGTCGACCGCATGTCGCAGTGGTTCAATGAGGAAAGCCGCTGGCGTGCCCGGCGGATCGCGAACACCGAGTCGGCCAGGGCCTTCAACGCGGGCCAGGTGATGGCCACGCGGGACCTGGACTTCATCGCCGGGTACGAATGGGTTCTCGACGGCGACGCCTGCCCGCTGTGTCATGCCGTGAAACGGCAGTGCCCCAAGATCCCGAAGGACGGTACGTTCGCCGTGAACGGCAAAAACCAGACCTATCGGAACGTGCGATTCCCGCCCTTGCACCCTGGCTGTAGGTGCACGATCGTCACCGTGTTCGATGATGAAGTGCCCGACGAATGGCCGGCCACGGTCATGCCGGGCGAATCGGGGTACGTCGTTCCGTCGGAAGCTGATAAAATTGCAGCCCGCGACGGCGGCTACGAGTCAGTTCAGATCGGCAACGCCAAGAGCGTAACGGGCTTTGTGGCGATGTGGGAGGAGTGATCATGCCGAAGTTTGTAGGCGGATGCAAAAACGGCGAAGATGCATCGGGTTTCAGTCGGCCGCGTGTCCGGTCTTATTACATAGGCGGGTACGATGTTGCAATCAGGTGCGAGACGTACGAAAAACGTGATGACGGCAATTACCATATTGTCGAATCGAAATGGGCAAGAAACATGATCCGCGAGGCCAAAATCAATGTCTGATTCCGTCATCGTGATCATCGCGACCATCGGCAAGCCGACGCTCCGGCGTGCGGTCGAATCGGTGCTGAATCAGACGCACGAGAATGTGCGGGCTCTTGTGGTTGTGGATGGGCCGGAATTCATGTGGAATGCAATCCACTTGTCATCCGTTGAAGGCCACACCGACAGCCCTCGCGTGCAAGTGGTCACGCTCCCCCAAAACACCGGCGCGAACGGCTTCGTGTGCCACCGGATCTACGGTGCCATGCCGATGCTGGTCAATCAGGACTACGTCTTCTACCTGGACGACGACAACTGGTACGACCCGGACCACGTCAAGAACTGCATCAAGGCATGCAAGGAGAACGACCTGGACTGGTGTTTCACGCTCCGGAACATCTACCAGGACGGTGAGTACCTGTGCCGCGACGAATGCGAATCGGTCGGCCTGTGGCCGGTGTGGTACAACCCGGACTTTTCGCACATCGATACGAATTGCTATTGCCTCAAACGCGAGGTGGCCGTGCAGATCGCCCCTCGCTGGCACAAGTCGCGGCGTGACGCGGCCGGAAACGTGCTGCCGTCGGCCGATACCGAGATTTGCAACTTCCTGCGTCGCGCCCGGCCGAAGCACGCCCTGGTGCCGAGATTCACGGTGAATTACGAACTCGGCTCGTCTCCGCTGTCGCCGAAGCCGGAGTTCTTCCTCGATGGCAATTTGCGATTCGCGGAACGCCATGGCGGGGTAACGCCGTGGGAATCCGTAAAATCTTGACATTCCACGCTTGAACGATCATCCTCAAACTGTGGCGAATTCTTACGTAACGCGACGCGCGGCAGGGTGGTTTTCCTCGGCGGAACGGTGGTTCCAGACTCGGCGGTCGATCGAGTCGTACCGCCAGTTCCACCGCGAACACCCCACGGAACTCTACCTGCTCTTTTGCGGCACCGACCGCGACCTGGCACGAATCGACGTGCCGGCCGACGTCCGTGTCGTCATGCCGCACCAGATGCACGAACATTTTCGGCGCAACGTGGCCCGGGTTGGGTTGATGGGCGGATTCCCCCGGCCGCTCATCGTTGACCACATGCTCAACCAGGGCCACGATTGCGTCATGGCCTTCGACGGCGACACCGAATTCTTCGACGGCATCGACGATCTGTGGGATAAGCTGACTGACGAAGCCGATGCCATCGCGACGCCGCACCGGCTTTACGCCCCGCCCCGCGACGGCAAGGTCATGTGTCTCGAGCAATTTGCCCTGTGCGGCAATTACAACGTCGGCATCGTCGGGTTCTCCAACACGCCCAACGCCCGCCAGTTCGTGGACTGGTGGCTGCACGAATCGATTGACGCCCCGGAATGCAACATGTCGGCCGGCCGGTTCGCGGAACAAGGCTGGTTCCGGTTCGTGGGCGATTACATGGACAACGTCCATATCTGCCGCGACCAGGGCGTCAATTACGCCTTCTGGCGATACGATTCGCCCGATGACGTGGACATGGACGCCGACGGGAATTACCTCGTTTGGCACGCCAGAGAGGCCAGGCACGTGCCGCTGCGGCTGATGCATTACGGCGCTCTCGATTTCAATGACATGAAGCGCGTGGCGATCCACCACAACCGCTGCGAAGCGGGGCCCGGTCTGATGCATCTCTTCGAAGGTTACAAACAGAGGGTGCTGGGCTAAGCCTTGGACCAGTTCGTCAAATCATCGCCCGCTGGCATGACGCCAACGGAGACCGGGGGATTTCGTGGCTATGCCGCGCGATTCCTGAACATCGACCGCCAGCGGGACATCATCCTGCCCGGTGCGTTCGCCAAGGCGCTTCCCGACTTTATCGACGCGGGCGGCTTGGTCCTGGCCGACCACAAGAACACCACGGCGGCCGTGATCGGCACGCTCGTGGACGCACACGAGGATACGTCCGGCCTGCTGGTGGACGTGTCGTTCTCGGCGACCAAGGCCGGCCAGGAAGTTCGGCAACTCATGACCGAACGGGCCGTGCGGAAAATGTCGATTTCGTTCTACGCCAAGAGCCGCCCCTACACCGAAAAGCAGATCCTGCAGGTGTGGGAGACCTATCGCGTGTCGCCCACCGAGAAGCAGCGACAGCTTGCCAAGGGTGGCGCGAACGTGATTTCGGACGTGGCGGAGATCCTCGAGGTCTCCGTCGTGCCGATCCCGGCGAACCCCGGGGCCGAAATTCTGGCGGTGAAGAGTTTCGACGATCCAGAGACACCGAACGATCCGGTGGTTTCGCAGGTTGATTTGTTCGCCCTGTTCGACCGGGCACAGCTTGCGGACAAGGTTTTAGGCCGCGTTTTGCGGTAATCCGACAGAAAGGCAAAAGCATGTCTACGGAAGTCCGTAAGGCGGCCGAGATCGCGGAAGAGCGATTGGAACTGGCCGCGAAGGTTCAGACGCTCCGAAACGAGACCCTGGCCGCCGAAGGCGAAGACCGCATCGCCAAGGGCGAACAGCTCAGCGAAGCCGTCGAACGGCTCGAAGTGGTCGACCGGGAATACACCCTGGCCGCCTCGCTCGAAAACGCAGAGAAGATGGTCAAGAAACTGTCGCAGCAGCCCGTGCGGGTCACGCCCACGAGCTATTCCGGCACGGTCAACTATTCGTCCAAGGCCGGCGCGATCGTCGACGGATTCGGCAACGTCGGATTCGGAGAAAGCGACAACGACCCGGCCCGCCAGTCCTACGAATACCAGAAAGCGTTCGAGGAGCTTTTGCGGGCTCGGGGCGATCTTTCTCGCGTTCGATCGGCGGAAGCAAAAGACGTCCTCGAGCGGTACGGAAAGGGTGACGGCTTTCAGGCCGACGAATTCTACATCCCGTTCCGGAAGGACATGACCCTCGGGACGACAACGAACGGATCGAACGCCGTTCCGCCCGACTTCCGGATGGACATCATTACTCAGCGGACGATCACGCCGGTGATGTCGCGGCTGGTCCGCCAAGTGCCGACCACGCGGACCAGCGTGATTTACCCGCGAAACGCCGATGCGTCCGCGACCGACCAGGTCGGCACGGGCTACGCCTCGACGAAGGGCGAAACGCCGAACGTCACGCTCTCCAACAAAGATACCGGGCCGTTCACGCAGCTCGAAATCGACATCAACACCGGGACGATGTGGACGGCCGTTTCGCTCGACTTCTTCGATGACGTCCCGGGCGCTCAAGCCTACATCGTCATGGAAGGCATGAAGGCCCTGGCCGCCGCGTATGACAACGAAACCGTCAACGGCGTTACCGCATCGGGTCAGTGCGAAGGCATCCTGTCCTGCACTTCGGTCGGAATCACCAAGACGGGCGTGAACAACACGCTGGTCCCGACTAAGCTGGTCGACGCCTGGTATTCGTTCCGCTCGCAATACGCGGTGCGGATCGCGGCCATCATGGCCCGGCCGACGCACGGCAAGCTGATCAACCTGCTCGACGCGAACAACCGGTCTCTGTTCGCCTCGTTCGAAAACGGGCTGATGATCGACGGCCGCCCGACGGTCCTGTCGACTCCGGTCTATTACAACGAGTTCTGCCCCGAATCCTCGAATACGGGGCTCAAGAAGCCGATCATCGTGGGCGACTTCGACGAATACATCCTGGCAATGCGGCAAGGGATTTCCGTGACGGTCGACACCCAGTCGGGCGCGCGGTACAACCTCGCCTACATCACGTGGCGGTATCGCTTTGGCGGGGCCGTGCGTGACCCACGGGCATTCCGGATCGTCCACGAAAGCGCTTAAGTTAGTCTTCCCGTTGCGCCCCGGGGCGGTGGTCTCACTCCCCACCGCCCCGGCTTCCTCACCATCATGGCATACATCACCCAAGCCGAAGCCGCCGTCTACTCGTCCACCGTGGGGGCGCTCTCCGCACCGGTCGCGGACGCACTGCTGCAGGTGGCGTCGGACCAGGTCGACGCATTCTGCGGCCGCACGTTCGACACCGTCCTGGAATCGCTGCCCGCACCGGTCGCGATGGCCGTGGCCCTGTGGGCCGAAGAACTCCCCAACATCACCAACGCCGGCCGCGACATGCAGGCCGAAAAAATCGGCGATTACTCCGTCAGCTACGACAGATCGGCCGACCGGGAAGTCTCGTATCCGTGCCCGCCCGTTGTGGCGAACATGTTGGGCCCTTATCGGATCATCGTCGTCGGATGATCATCGCGAATTACAAGCTGGAATGGCACGGCGACGCCTACAAGCGGCGGCTCCTACGTGAGCTTCAGCGGGCCACGCGGCAGGGTGCCGAACGTGTGCGGCGAAACGCTATCCGCGAACAACTCAACACCAGCGGCAAATCGGCGACCAGCAAGGCGGGGCTGAACAAGGGGTCGGCCGGCGACCGCTGGCGACGGAAAAGCAGAATCAAGGGCCTGCGAACCGTCAAGACTCGTTTTGGCCGCCGCAAGGTTATGACTTTCGGCGGATCGTATACCTACCAAGACCGGAAAACCAAGGTCAATACGACAGTCGATCGCATCTACTGGTACGGCGAACCGCTGCACCGTTGGGTGCAATCATCCGTGCCCGGCACGCCGCCGCACAAGCAGACGGGCACTCTCCAGCGTTCGATCGCCGTCGAGCCCGCACCCCACGGGCTCAAAGCCAAGGTCGGTCCCGGCCAGGGCCTGAAATACGCCCGGATTCAGGAGCTTGGCGGCAAGGGGCTGCTCAATCTGCCGCCGCGTCCCTACATGCGGCCGGCTCTCGCGGCCGAAGCCCAGCGGATCTTCATGGATTACCAGATGGCCATCGCCCGGGCGTCGCAATGATCTTTCGGCACGTGGTCACGCTTTACTCGACGACCCAGAACGAATCGCCCTTGGGCGGCCTGACGTTCGACCCCGGCAACGAAGGCGTGGCCTATCAGGCGTTCGTCCAGGTCCGTTCGGAATCGCTGGACGTGATCAACCAGACCGGTTCGGCGGCCACGATGGCGACGATCTACGTGCTCGGCTCGTGCCCGGCGAAGCCGCTCGACCGGATCACCTACGACGGCAAGACGTGGGAAGTGACCGGGGCGATTCCGCAACGTACGCCGACCGCCGTGCACCACACGAAGATCATGGCCCGTGAGTTGGATCAGACCGGCCGATGAACCTGGCCTCCATCATCGCGTCCATGCGGGGCCGGTGGCAGCAGATCGCCCCGTCGGTGCCGATCTACCTGCAACTGGCACCCGCGACCGCTCAGGTGCCTTTCGCGGTCATGAACGTCGGCACGGTCACGCCGGCCGATCCCACCGTGGCCGACGACGATTACGAAGCCCCCGTGACGTTTGCGGCGTTCGTGCCGAGCGACACCGAATGCCTGGCCCTGATCGATCAGGTGGCCGCCGCGTTCGACCGCACGCGGTTCCCGGGGCCTTATTCGTCCATCATGACTTCCACCGAATTCGACATCAATTACGCCGACCAGGCGACGTTCTGGTCGCTGGAAATGCAAATCACCATCCGCTGGAATCGAAACCGCGAGGGCTGACCCATGGCCGCATCCGACCGCATCGCATTTCACCTGACCAACGTGACGTTCACGCCCACGGGCGGCAACGCGACGTTGATCAAAACGGCTTCTCTGACACTCAACGAAGAGGTGGCCGAAGCTGACGCCACCACGACCGAAGACAACGGTTACGCCTACACAGTGATGACCCTTTCCAAAATCACCGGCTCCATGCGTCTCTATCAGCGTGAGGGCGAGGACCTGCCCGTCGCGGCCCGCGAACGTGGCACGCTGACGTGGAACGTCAACACGACCAGCCCAGCCAACGGAAATTACACCGTCAACGTCCAGATCGGCACGATCAACCGAGGCGAGGCTGACGTCAATGGCATCATCCCCTGCACGATCAATTTCGTCGGCCAGGGCGGCTGGGCGAACGGGTCTTTCGGAGCCTGATGCATGCATAACCCTGTCCGCTCCATTTCGATCGGTGGCCGTGGCTATCAGGTCGGCCTGCTGACGATCGGCATCGGTGTCGAGATCGAAGCGTACCTGAAGTCGCTGCCGAAGGAAATCGAGCAAATCGATTCGTCCGGCATCCTCAAAAACGTAACGCCCGAAGTCGCGAATTCGATCGTATCCGAAGCGCTTCAGCGGCACGACATCTACCCGCCGGACGCGATCACCGCGATCTGCAACCAGAAACACCTGCTCAACTCGACGTTCTGCCGCGTCATGTTGAAAGCGACGATCCGGCAATACAACCCGGGGCTTTCGGACGAAGAGGCCGAAGACGCGGCCAAACGGGCGACGCGGGACGAAGCGATCGAGGTCGTTTACGCCCTGTCGGGAGCCGACCCGTCGGCCCCAAAAGAAATCGCGGCGGCGGTGGCCAAATAAGCGAACGGCTGGACTGGGCCAGGCTGATCGCGTTGTTGATGGCGGAATTCGGCCTTTCGTTTCGCGACACCCTGGACCTGCCTGTCGTCGCCGCGTTCGACCTGATCAAAGCACACCGAAAGAATAACGACCCCAATCGATGAGTCAAAGCATCGTCGGAAATCTCGCGGTCGAACTGGGTATTTCGGATGCCCAGCTTCAGGCCGGTCTGGCTCAGGCGATCACGCAGGCACAGAACGCAGGCCGGAAGATGGCCAATGCCATCTCGCAGCCCAACAGCGGGTTTTCCGGAAGCGCGATGGGGCTGCTGAACATCTCTCGTGCGATCGACGACGTCCAGTACGGCTTTCGTGGCGTCATCAACAACATCGAAGGCATCGTCACCGGGCTCGGATACAGCGCCGGCATCGCTGGTGCGGCAACGATTGCGGCCGTCGCACTGAATGCGATCGTTCCGAAGGTCGTGGAACTTGCTGGGGCGAAAGACCCGATGCGTGAACTTGCGGACTCGATTCGCTCGATTCAGGGCACCGGAATCGCAGGGACGTTCGCGGGCATCGCGGCCGAAGCCAAGGCGACCCAGGCGGCCTTCGAAGCGTCCGTCGAAGTGCTCGAAAAGATGCAGGTTCGCCGCTTCACGATTCCAGCGGCTTCGGGCGGCCCAGGTATGGCGGCCCCCGCCGCCCTGGTCATGGAAGGTGACGATCGACGGGATATTTTCGCTCAGCGGGTCCGCGTGAACGAATTGGCACAGGAAGCGGCACGCGATGCCTTTCAGGCCAACCAGCAGCGGCAACGGATCATGATGGGCGGCCTTGCCAGCCAGGAACGCACCACCGGGCAGCAGGATCAGATCAGGCTGAACCGCCAACTGTTTCAGGAAGCCGTCGACAAATACGGCGGCGGAAAAATGCTGGCCGATGCGTTGAAGGCCAAGAATCTCGCAGGTTTCGAGATGTTCGGGGCCTTCAAGGAAGGCGACGTGGAGATCACCGAGAAGGTGGTCGATCTTCTCGGCTTGCAAGCCGAGAGAGCCAAGATCATGGCCGACGATTACGAGCGGATGACCGGTGCGGCCGAGGAACTTAATCGCATCGAAACGAGTCGGCTCGAGAAAATGCGAAAAGTCGAGTCGCGTGCGGCCGAGGAACTTAATCGCATCGAAACGAGTCGGCTCGAGAAAATGCGAAAAGTCGAGTCGCGGCAATTCATGGAATACGAATCTGCAGTTCGCCAACAGGACGCTTTGTTTCGCCAGCGCGACGACATTCTGTTGCAGCGATCCCGCTCCGAAATCCTCGATTCGGCTGCCGAAGTCTTCGGCCGGAACATCAACGCCGGCCAGGAAGACCCGCAGTTGCGGAAGCTGGACGAAATCAAGGAAGAGATCAAAAACCTCGGCACGCTCACGGGGCTCGGCTAAGTGGGTGCCCCCACCGTCAACTTCGTCCAGCTCGTCAACCCCGCACCGCGCATTTCCGCGAGCCCGCAGGGGCTGACTGCGGTCGTGCGATACCGCGTGACGTGGGCGGATGCGTTCATCTTCGCCAACGACGTCATGGGCATCCTCGACGGTCAGCCGTGGGTTTGGCCCGCGTCGCCCAACATGCGGGCATACAACGCCGAAATCGAGCCGATCGGCCTCGACCAGGACGTGAAGAGCCAGCCGAAGCCGGTGTCCTACGGGTCGTCACCCGGCGAGTTTTACGAATATGCCCTGATCACGGTCACGTTCGGGTCACAAGCGGTTCTGGCCACGATGCCGTTCGCCGGCGACTCGATCGTCATTCCGCCGGCCGACACGTTCGACCCGAACGACCCGATCGAAATGTCGTCGTATCAGGTCACGTACGGCACCGAGATGATTAAGGTTCCGGGCGGGGCCCTGGCGTGGTCGGTCAACAACGCTGACGGGTCCAACCAGACAGTGCCCGCCACCGTGCGGCCGCCTGACTCCGGGTCGTCGTATTACCTGGTGCCGACGTTCGACTTGTACCTGACGCTGAACAACTGCCTGTTCGTCGATTATTCGATCGTCCGAAACAAGATCGGCAAGGTCAACAACGCGACGCTCTTCACCAACTGCGAACGGGAAACGGCCCTGCTCAACGGCTTGAAGACCGGCCGGCGTGAGATGGCCGACGGGACGGTGATCCTCGACGTCACGCTCAATTACAAGTGGCGGTCGATCGGCTGGAACGTCACGCTCGGCAACGACGGCAATTTCTATCGATACGTCAAGTCGAACGGGTTCCCGAACTACCCCGAATCTGACATCCGCCCGTTGAGCGTGATCGAGCCGAACACCCGCTGGAAGCCCTTCAATTTCAACGGAATCCCGGGACGCTAAGCCATGCCCATCGCATCCGCATCATTTCAACTGACCGTGGCCGCGACCGCGAACGAGACGGCCGCACTGACGACCCGCACGGCCCAGACGTCCAAGCGGGACACCATCACGTTCGCCAACGGCACCGGCTCGCTGTCGATCACGGGCGTAGTCGATACGCAGCTCACCATCGCCGCGAACTCGACCGTCACCGCACTCTCGAGCCTGGCCGACACCCTGGAAACGGCGTTCGCGTTCACGGCTCTCAAGGCCTACCGCGTTTCGACGCCATCGACCAACGCCGCGGACGTGACCGTCACTTCGAACATCACTGGCTTCCTGAACGGCACCGTGCTGCACCCCAACGCCACCATCGGCGGGTTCACCGCGTTCGCCAACGGCACTACCGTCGCCGGGGCCAACACGATCACCGTGGCCGGCAACAACAACGACACGGTCAATGTGACGCTTTACCTCAGCTAAAATGAAACGACCGCCAGCAGGCCAGGGGCCGTTTCAGAGGGGCGAGCGGCTCACGGCCGCGAAGCTCAACGAAGTCGTCGACATGATTCGACCGGTCCGCGCAGGCGGCCGGGTCGGGTTGGTCGGCGACGCGATCGTTTCGGACGAGACCGACACGACCTACATGCGGATCACCGGCCGCACCGGGGCGAACTATTCGTGGGTCGAAGTTTACCGCACCCCCAACGGCACATGGTCCAACACGACCCGCACGGGCAACGCCACGTACGATTGGGCCGTCGAACGCAACAACGCCACGGTCTCGGCCGGCCAGACGGTTTACGAGGCCCGCCGATCGCCGGACACGTCGGAATGGATCTTCGACCAGGGCGGCGGCGGGGGGCAGTTCCAGGCCAACTCGTCCGAAACCGTGCTGATGATCTTGGGCACCTACGACTCCTACAAGGACTGCCCGGACGTGCCCGCGAAGCCGCCGACGGTGATCACCGACGTCTGCACCGACGAGCGAGGCACGGAACTTTGCGTGCCGGCCTATGCCTATGCCGTCTATGTCCGCTGCGGCTACAAGTGGCTCAAGGTCGGCGATACCCGCGATTTCGGCGTTTGGGCGAACGAGATGAACGGGCAGTCGTTCTCCGCGTGGCGTCGATTCGTCATCCCGCGATGGGGCGGCAACTTCGACCCATCCACCGGCCTGCCCGATCCCGATGCGGACTGTATGGGCGTGGCGTTCCTCGGCACCGGGGCCGGATCGGCGCTGACGTGCTCGTGCCCGCCGTGTCTGTCGAGTCCGCCGGAAGGCGCTTCGCTCTGCCTGCGATTTCGCACGATCGAGAGGCCGGAAGATCCAGCGGAATGCTCCGGGCTGCTGACCCAAATGGACGCAATGAACGCGTGGAACAAGGAATACCTCATCCCGCTGACTCCGGTCTCTGGTTATTGCTCGTCCACTGGCGCGAGCGATGACGGCATTTTTACGATCAACATGGACTGGCAGGACGGATCACAGATCGAATGCGACTGGGGGCCTGAAGTCTTCGACCCGTGCGATCCCTGCGAGCACTGGGGACGCCTCTACGCCTATATCGACGTTCCGGGCGGCAACGAGCCGAACTGCGGCGGACCGGGCCACTGGCGGGGCGAATTCAAGGCCCGCGAGGTCTGCAACCTGCTCTGCGACTGCGAGACCGGCCCTATCACGCCGACCGCACAGGTTTTCTGCCAGGGGTGCGGCAATAATGAGGATCCGCCCGCCGTCTGGAACGTCATCGAGTCCGGATCGATCGAACTCATTTGCTGCCCTGACACACTCCACGACTCCGCCGAAAGCCTTCCGCTGACGATTCAGGACACGGGCGGCACGTCATTCGGATTCCAGGACTCGACCCTATGAGCACGCTTGACGCCAAGATCCTGCTGTACGCGAACACGACGGCCAACCTGACCGCCAGCAATCCGACGCTGGAACCTGGACGACTGGTGTTCGAGACCGACACCGGAAAATTCAAGATCGGCAACAACGCCACATGGTCGAACACGACCTACCACCCGCACGATGCGGCGGACATCACCAGCGGCACACTGGCCACGGCACGGCTGGGGTCCGGCACGGCGAATGCGTCCACTGTACTGAGCGGCAACCAGACGTGGGTGGAACTGCCAGCCCGCAAGCGAGCCGTGACGGTTTTCATCTCGGGCAAGCCCGCCGATGGCGAATTGCTCTGGCGTGACGTCGTCACCAACGCCACCTCGTTCACGGTCGTGGCCAACTCGACGGAATGCGTGGCCAACGCGGGCACCGCCGCCACCGGAGCGCCATCGATCAATGTGCTGAAGAACGGAACGTCCGTGGGCAACCTCACATGGTCGGCGAACGGCACGCGGCCGAAAACAGGCCGAAGGCGGGCGGGAAAAACTTCGGATCGTTCGAGGAATGGGCATCGACGGTTCGTGATCCTATCATGCACCTGACCGGGCATGACGTAACCCAGAACGGCCGCGATGCGGTCATCACGGATCAGGAATCCGATGAGCTGGGAACGCTGCTGGCGGGTCTGCACGAGTATTTCGAGTGGCGGAAGGCCGTCGGCAAGCCGCAAGCTTCATTCGCGGTCGCGGAACTGCACGGGGATTTGAATGATCCGAACAATGCGTCGTCGTGGTCCGATCTTCGCGAAGTGGTCGATTCGAGCTTGAGTCTGAAGGCGTTCAATACTTCCGTCGGCAAGTTGCTCCCGAAATACCGGGGGAGAGTGTCCGGGGGCATGAAATTGAACGTAAGCGTAGTCAACAGAAAACCTTACTGGCGAATCGACGCCGTTTCACGGTAATCGTCAACGGGGGTGATCGGGGGTGATCGGGGGTGATTTTCTCCCCCTGGAAATACGCAATCGTTTCGCGTCTCTGCGAAAGAGTGCAAAAAAGCATATAGCAGCTATCGGAAAATCACCCCCGATCACCCCCGATCACCCCCTTAGCCGGTCTGAACGACGATCAACCCGACGGAAGCGCACCACCACCACGAAGGAGAAACACCTCATGAGCGAATCGAAAGCATGGCCGACGTTACAGCGCTGCACGGCTTGCGGCTGGGCTGGCCTGGAACAGGCTCTGATCGATTTCGAGGGCACGTTGGCAACCTGGGGGCCGGTCGATCAATCTGGAGCTGGTCAAGCGCGGGATGGCCTGGGCCTATGTCGATTTCGAGCCGCCTGCCGAGTACCGACGGGCCGAAGCTGACGCACGAGCCGCACGACGGGGGCTATGGGTGGACAA